AGGAGCCCCCCTGTATTTCCTGCCAATCTTTCCCCGAAGACCACCAGTTCGGTCCAAGCCGGTCCGATGTCTGGACAACCTAAGCCAGAACTATGACGACTCAAACCAAAAAGAAAAAGAAGCTTGTTGGGGATTTGAAACCAAGGCTTCACAGCCCTTGGCTCAAAGGTAAATCTAGAGCCGATGAGGTAATCGAGTTAGCTGAGAAGATTGGTCAGCCATTACTTGAATGGCAGAAACTTATTCTTAAAGATATGCTCACGATTGACAACAATAATCAATTCATCAAGCGCAGCACATTGCTTTTAATTGCTAGGCAGTCCGGAAAGAGCCATCTAGCGCGAATGCGTGTCTTGGCAGGCTTATTCTGCTTTGGCGAGAAGGACATCCTTATGATGTCATCAAATAGATCAATGGCTCTCAAATCTTTCAACATAATTGCAGACATCATTGAACGCAATGACTTCTTACGGGTTCAGCTGAAAAACGGTGACCCTAAGAAGGGAATCCGTAGAACTAACGGCGATGAGCGCATAATCCTTGAATCAGGAGCACAGGTAGAAGTTGTGGCAGCTACATCTGATGGAGCGCGTGGTAGAACCGCAGACCTTCTATGGATAGACGAATTACGAGAAGTCACAGAAGTCGCTATGGATGCTTCTAAGAGCGTCACATTGACTAGACCTAACTCCCAGCGACTATTTACATCCAACGCTGGTGATGCGTTTAGCAAAGTGCTTAATGACCTACATGAGCAATGCTTAAACCATCCACCAAAGTCTTTGGGATTCTATGAGTACAGCGCACCACCATTCTGTGACATTTGGGATCGTAAAGCTTGGGCTATGGCAAATCCAAGCCTTGGATATTTAATTCCTGAAGAAGCCATCGAGGAAACGATTGCAACATCGACAATGGAAGCGGCGAGAACCGAAACTCTTTGCCAATGGATTTCGTCAATCAGCAGCCCGTTCACTCCTGGCTCTTGGGAAGATATATGCGACAGGTCAATGGAGATGAGTCCAGGACCTTTAACAGTCTTTGCCTTTGATATTGACATGAGTAGAAGAAATGCCGCACTTATAGCAGGACAGATTTTGCCAGATGGTCGAATTGGTGTGGCATTGGTCCAGACTTGGGAATCACAAATCTCAGTAGATGAATTAAAGATTGCAGCAGAGATTAAGGGCTGGTGCGATTCGTACAAACCTAGAGTTGTTCTGTACGATCGTTACACAACGCTGGCAGTAGCTGAGCGATTACAGAAATCTGGCGTAATGGTAGAAACCATTGTAGGAGCTGAGTTCTATGCCGCTTGTTCAACTCTCAAAGACCAAATTGACAACAAGAGGGTTGTTCATGCTGGGCAAGATGTACTAGATCAACAAATGCAAAATTGCGGAGCTAAAAGTACCGACTCATCTTGGCGTTTAATCCGCAAAGCTAGTGCTGGTCCGATTGTTGGTCCGATTGGCTTGGCAATGGTGGTAAGTCGATTATCTCAACCACAATCGACACCCCAGATATTTGCCTAGACACAACGACACGAAATTGTCAAATATTAGACAAAGTATGGTAAGATGTCTATATGGGTATTTTCTCGCGTAATAAGCCTGAACCAAAATCTTCTATATTAGCCCAGTACGCCCCACAGATTATGGGCGACAATTACAATCTTTACAATTATGGCGTTCTCAGCGTTCGCCGCAATGAAGCAATGTCAGTTCCTACTGTTGCTCGATGCAGAAACCTTATCGCATCAACTATTGCATCTCTACCATTAGAGCTTTACCGCAAATCAACTGGCGAAGAACTTGGCTCGCCGCTATGGCTAGAACAACCATCAAAGTCACAACCTCGATCCGTAACTGTTGCATGGACTGTTGATTCATTGCTTATGTACGGTGTTGCCTACTGGCGCGTTTTAGAATTGTATGCGGATGATGGACGCCCAGCGAGGTTCGAATGGATTGCTAATACTCGCGTTACATTTGATTTAGATATTCACAACGAATATGTCACAAACTATTATGTTGATGGATCAGTTGTGCCAATGGAAGGACTTGGAAGTCTTGTAACATTCCAAGCACTCGATGAAGGTATCCTTTCACGCGGAGCGCGAACAATTCAGTCAGCGATCGATATTGATAAGGCTGCATCCATCGCAGCGCAAACTCCACAGCCAGGTGGCTTCATTAAGAACTCCGGAGCTGACTTAGACCCTAAAGAAGTACAAGGATTGTTAGCTGCTTGGAAATCTGCTCGTCAGAATCGTTCAACTGCTTACTTGACAAGCACGCTTGATTACACACCAGTTTCCTTCTCACCAAAAGACATGATGTATGACGAAGCAAAGCAATTCATGGCGACTGAAATTGCAAGAATGTGCAATGTTCCTGCCATTTATGTTTCAGCGGACATGAACTCTAGTTACACATATACGAATGTTTTAGATTCACGCAAAGATTTTGTTGCTTACTCATTACAGCCATTTATCTCAGCGATTGAAGATCGTCTATCTATGGACGACATTACAGCGCGTGGCAATGTAGTTAAGTTCGCAATCAATGACACATTCCTTCGTCAAGACCCATTACAAGAACTTCTAGTAATTGAAAAATTGCTATCGCTAGGACTCATTACAGTTGAGCAGGCGATGGAAATGACAGATCAAACACCTAACGGAAATGAGGGGATGACATCTTGAAGATTACCTTCGATGCAGCCTTCGCTGCTGATGTTCAGGCATCAAGCGAGACAAGACAGATCAGCGGCAAGATTGTGCCTCTCGAAACTGAGACAGGTAACACTTCAGCTGGCAAAGTTATATTTGAGCGCGGTTCAATACAGATTCCAGAACCAAAGACCGTAAAGCTACTTAGCCAACACGATGTCAAGGCACCGCTAGGACGCGCTCAATCTTTTACAGAAACAGATGATGCAATTTACGCATCATTTAAGATCAGCAACTCATCACGCGGAACAGACGCTTTGATATTGGCTAGCGAAGGGTTACAAGCTGGACTTAGTGTCGGTGTTGAAGTGATCAAGTCAAAGAGCAAGAACGGCGTTATCCATGTATCCGCCGCAAAACTCATGGAAGTAAGTTTAGTAACAGAGCCAGCATTTAAGTCTGCTCAGGTTACTGAAATCGCAGCAGAAGAAGCTGAAAAAGTTTCTGAAGTTGTAGAAGAAACCCAACCATCAAACGAAAGCGAGACAGCTGTGGAGAATACTCCAGAGACAGTTGCAGCACCAGAAGTGGAAGCAGCAGCGGTTGAAGCTGCTCGTCCAACTGTGACTGTAACAAGCGTGCGTGAGCGCGTAGCACCAATCACATCAGCACAATACCTCGAAGCAAACATCAAGGCAGCTCTTGGTGATGACGAAGCACGCCGCACAATTCGTGCAGCAGATGATTCAACATCAACAAACACAGGCTTGACACTTCCAGGTCACCTACAAACATTTCTTACAGACACATTTACAGGACGCCCTGCATTTGAAGCTGTAACTCGTTCAGCACTCGTAGAGTCAGGCATGAGCTTTACAGTTCCACGCCTCTACACAAATGCTTCAACAGCTAACACAGCACCAACAGTTGCAGACACAAACGAAGGTGCATCACCATCTGAAACAGGCATGACTTCATCTTATGACACAGTAAATGTCGAGAAGTTCAGTGGCTTGCAGCGTGTAAGTTTTGAGCTCGTAGATCGCAGCTCACCTGCATTCATGGAACTTATGATGGCAGAACTTCGCAAGGCTTATGAGAAGGCTACTGATGCAGCTCTTATTGCTGCATTTACAGCTAACGGAACACAAGCAACCGGTGTTGCTGCAACAGCAGCAGGACTACAATCCTTCATCTCAGTAGAAGGCGCAGCAGCTTACAAGGGAACTGGCGGAGATTTCGCTAACAAGCTTGTAGCATCAACAGACCAATGGGCAGCAATCGCAGGATACGCTGACACAACAGGTCGCGCACTTTACTCAGCACAAGGCGCAACTTACAACGCATCAGGTAACGCAGTAGCAACTTCTGTTGTCGGTGGCGTACTTGGTACAGACCTTATCGTTGATCACAACATCACAACTTCAGGAATCATTGATGAATCAGCATTCCTAGTTGCACCACGCTCTGTATATGCATGGGAGTCACCAACAACACAACTTCGTGTTAATGTCTTGACTTCAGGCGAAATCGAAATTAACCTTTACGGATACCTAGCACTCTATGTTGCTAAGTCAGGTAAGGGCGTTCGCCGCTTTAACTACACAGCACCGTAAGTAAGACCCTAAGTCGCTGGGGGTGGGTCGCAGCCCTTGACCCATCCCCAGTCTTTAGAAAGGAATAGGAATGTCACTTTGCACAGTTAGCGAACTTCGCAGCGCACTTGGGGTGGGATCGCTTTATCAAGATTCAACCTTACAGAGTGTCTGTGATGCAGCTGATGCTGTGATTCTTCCTATGCTTTGGAATAACTATCAATTCAATGTAGGGCATAGCAACACAGCAACAACAGGCACACTTTATTTTGATTCATTAGTTACAGATGTTTACTATGTCGGACAAACAGTTGTGGTATCAGGCAACGGCTCAAAGCACAACGGCTCTAAAACTCTCACAGGCGTTGGCGATTACAACATCACTTATGCCATCACAGGTAACAACAACACACCAGCTCCCTACCACCCAGTAAATCCTTTGGGTCAGGTCGCAGCAGATACTTATGTTGATTACACGCTCGATGCAGCAGTTCAAGAAGCAGCACTTATGATTTCAGTAGATATCTGGCAGGCTCGTCAGGTAAGCAACTCAGGCGGCGTATCTCCGGACTTTACTCCTAGCCCATATCGCATGGGTAACACATTGTTGGCTCGTGTGCGTGGCTTATTAGCCCATGCCATTAGCCCTAACTCGATGGTCGGATAATGCCAGTTGCTCTCACTACTCTTAGAACCACGATTGCGACAGCATTAGTCGATAATAGTAAGTGGCAAACATTCGCATTTCCACCAGCCACAGTTCTTGCTAACTCAGTAATCGTTAGCCCTTCTGATCCTTATCTAGAGCCTAATAACAATCAACATAACACGATTGCTCCAACTGCTAATTTTAAGATAATCATTACCGTTCCTTTGTTTGATAATGAAGGCAACCTCAATGGAATTGAAGATGCCCTAGTGGGTGTGTTCAACAAACTCGCAGCATCCTCATTGACCTATAATGTGGGAGCAGTAAGCCAGCCAAGCGTTCTAAACGCGGCATCTGGTGACCTTCTTCTCCCTC